GCCCTCGTCCCAGTTACCGGTGTCCCAGCGCCTTGATTCTGTCAATTCCGCCGCCACCACGGACGATGTGGACTGTGCAGTGCCTGAATCCCCGTAGTTTAGCTCAAAACTCAGCGTAAATTCGGCATATCCGTCGCTCTGGGCCTCAAACGTCACATCCTTGTACGCCTTAATAAAGCGCAGTTGCTTCTGATAGTCGAAATGCGTGGTGAAAAAGGAGGTTATAGCCACACCATCAAAGCTGTTGCCCTTCTCCATCTGATAAACATACCCGTCATCCGAGCCAAAGAAGATCTCTTCATCACCAGAAGACGTAATGTACGAGATAACACACTCCACATTGTCCTCATAGGTGATAGGCATCATGCCCATGATCCCGTCCTCATCATCACGGTTCAGGGTGACGAAGATCGCCGTCCCGTCCGTAAAAAAGACGCGGTACTGGTTCTTATCCCGCACAATGCAGGATGTCTGTACCAGGGACTTCTTGGAGTTAATCAGTGTCTGCAACTTGCGCGAGTAAGTAGCGTGTTGGAAGTCACCATACTCCTGAGAGGTCTGCAGGTCCGTAATCCCCAGGTCGCCCATGAAGAAGGTCGTCCGGATCTGCTGCATGGACCCAGCAAAAGCCCCTACCTCCTTACGATATCTGACCAGGTTCCAGTCAGCAGAGGATGTACCATGGAGCATGTGGATCTTTGATGCGTTGTAAATACCAAGTGTCGCGTTACCTGCTGGGGCTGTAGCTGTGGCCGGTGAGTTTGCCGCACCAGGCTCCTCCACAAATCCCGTTATCGTTGATCCGGTAGCCAGTTCTCCCGCCCCCACAATCGGGGTCCAGGCATAAGGCGACCCAATACCTGAGTGCTGGGCCGATCCACCATACGAAAAGAACAGGTGATTCACAAAGGCGGAAACGTGCGTCGGGATATCAGTCGTCATCCCCGTATCAATAGGGCAGAAGACTGTTCCATCAAACTCAAATCCGCGGTTTTTCCCGTCTATGCCGTAGATCCTGTCATCATCGGCCAGGCCGCCAAAGTTGTTGACCACGACCTCAAAAAGCCCACCACCCAGCATGGTGATAGCAGAAGAGTCCGCCGCTATCGTCGCCAGGTTCGCAGAGGCCCCAACATCAAGATTCTCGCTCTGAAATGTCCCAGACTGTACGGCAAATATGATCCGTCCTGCAGCCGATCCTGCGGCCCATGTGCCTGACTCCAGCATTACCCTGGTAACTACCGCCGTTGCCGCGCTGGTGGCGCCTGTGATTGTATCTCCCTCAGAGATCTCTGTGGTTCCGCCGGACGTAAAGGTCAGCTCAAACCCTAATGGCACGAAGGTCCAGCCGGATGTCGTGCTTTTGTACATCTCGGCATTTACTTCATGGCCGCTCATGTTCACGTCAGTCGTGCCGATCGTGGTAACAGAACTGGTGACCGTGAAGGTGTTTGCCACAAGCGCCCTGATCTTGATCAAAGGGCCTACAGAGGTCGCGGTATAGTTGGGAGAGGATGTGTTTGCGTTGATGTTCGTGACTACGGCAGCCGCAGTCGTGGTCAGGCTGGTATCAAATGACACCGCCCCACTCATAATCTCTACCGAGTTGACCGTGATCCCGTCAACAGATCCAGACGCACCGGAGTCCAGATTGACCGTTCCCCAGGCAGTCTCATCCCGTATCCCATACTTAACAGCAGGGGTCCCAAGGTGCATGATCCCGCGTACAGGGCCAGATCCAGGGATCGCCCCTATATCAGACCGGTAGGCATCAGAAGCAAGCGCCAGGTATTCCGCATGTAGTTTGTCATTGGCCGCCCCCTCTATCGCGCCAACGGCAGAGGCAACACCCTCTACAGACGCACTAACCTCCAGGTTTTCAGAGGAGCTGGAAAAGACACCGGTCAATTTAGTCATAACCAGGTAGTCTTGAGATCCGCCAGTAACGACGCCACCTACAACGATAACGCCTGTGGCCGCAGTAGTGGCGCCAGTAACAGTATCTCCGTCAGAGAATGAGCCTGATATCGTTACATTGAGGATGACATAAGTCGCAGCAGAGGGTTTCGTCTGCCCACTGAATCGCTCATAACCGGTAATGTCTTCATACCCGCTCGATACGGATATCTCAAAGTTGCTGGAATCGCGTACCGCGCCTGGATGGACCTTCCAAAGCGGAGTTAGTTGATCAAGACCTTCCTGGAAATCAAGATAGGACTGCTTGACCTTGGGCATAGACGGCAATCGCTGCCGTGCAGCCCTGACATTCGCCCCTCGCCTGCCTACTCTGGCTCGGACTACCATTATGCAAGTGAACTCCCAATACGGACTTTGGGACCCTGGTTGCGGATCAGGTTGGGCAATACCTGCGCTGTACCTTTGATCGATCGACGCTCTACATTGTCAGCCGCCTCATAGTCTGCGTAGTATTCCATCGCCTTGTACATGATCAACCGGTGATACTGGGTCGGCATCTCCGGCACGTCATCATCTGCAGCAAGTGTCTGTCCTGATTTGTAGTAGGTTCCGGTAAGCGTATAGATGTCATCGGGCGTTGGCCCAAGGCGAATCTTATCTTCCGGATCTACCGTGATATGGATCGGCCTGCTGGTCTGACTCTGCCTGGACCCAAACAGGTACAGGTACTCAAAATCATCCCATGGCGCCCAGGTCAGGATCGTCTGTCCGGAAACACCGGCAGATGTCAGGTAGATAATAGGTGGATTGCGGCGATCATCAAGATGCCACCGCTTGAATCGATCAATCGCAGTCGTGAGATCAACGTCCGTACAGGCGGTATAGGCATATTCACCTGTACCATCCACGGTCGGCATAGTGAACTTCTTGCGCATCCACCGCCAGTCCATGTCCTGCTGGATCTCTTTCCAGGCATCAATAACCCAGCTTACTATCCTGAGATATTCACCTGTTTGGCTGGTGACCGCTGTAGGACCACCGCCAGTGATCCCACACTCTCGAGCGGTGTCCTGGCATAGCGTTAGAAAGTCTGTCATACATCACGCCGCGTCGTTCATTACCCTCTCTAACCATTGTCCAGCTTTCGGGCTCTTGTCCGTCATCACTTGAAAGGGATATCGGGCCGCCCTGGACTCTGGGTTCTCAACTTCCAGTTCGTTCTGCGAGTTGCGTATCTCTATATTACCATACGTCGAAGTCTTGGCTCTAGCCATAACCTCCGCATAGCAACGAGGGATCCACTGACGGACACCCCTGGCAATGATCAAGCTGTTACCATTAACGCTCAATGTGAACGTATGGTCCGGATAGGTGGCCTGCGATCGCATGACCATGACTTCTATCTGCTCGTTATCGAACTTCATCTGCTCGGCTTTTTCCGTGAACTCAGCAGAATGAATAGATGTCATCCTGCTCGGAACCAACTGGGCATCATCTTCCGGACGTACATCCTGGAACTTGATGTCATGCAGATTCTCGTCGTAATCCTTGTCAGTCGACAATACACCGTCTTTGGTAATACTTGCGGGTCGGTTCATTGCATTGATCGAGTCCATAATGCCCTGGATGCCATCGTCTAGCTTGGTCTCCAGTGCATCGAACTTCTTGTCAGTCTCTGCATTCCGCGCTTCCGCATCGGCCGCCAGCGACTTCATCGACAAAGGTTTAGCTTTCTCTTCGTTCAGGTTTTCACCGTCTTCCATATCTTTCCCCTCAATGAATTAGTAGGGGGATTGCTCCCCCATTAGTAAGTCTTACCGATATCCCCATAGCTCAAGCAGGAATTTACCAGCAGTGAATACGTCAGCCGTATCCGCAGCCCCATTAACCAGGTACAGGAACTCGTCAGCCGCAGGCAAGGCAGTCAAATCATCCTCCGCCATCGCAGCCCATGCTCCGCCTTTCGTCAACAGTGCAGTCTCTGTCAAGGCAGCAATGCCGTCCTCAAACGCACCAGTGCCAACCGTCGCAGAATAGAGATCTATATCTGTAAGGCTGGATGGTAGTTCAAGACACTTCATTGAGCCGGCCAGAATAGTGCCGTTCTTGGCAGCAGTGATCTGTCCCAGGTTCGCATCTTCCGTCCCGATACCAATGATATCCAGGTCAGAAGTTGCAGATGAACAGCCAGTCAGGTCAATCAAGATGGTCGTCTTGATGATCCCGCCCTCTTCTGTGATAGAAGATCGGTAGATCGTTCCCGTACCGTCTGTAATGCCGTCGCCAGCGTACATCTTGTCGGATCCGATATTACTCACTGAGCCGTCAACCCATTTCTGCTTCATCTTGGCATTAGGGCCAAGTTGCATCAGTTCCGATATAAACGATCGTCGGACGCTTTGCGTAGTTTTCATAGTGTCCCCTCCAAAGGGAATCGGCCCTGCTAACTAAGCCAGGGCGTTGATGAATTTAAGACGCTTGTGGTCGATCAGGCAGTTGCCCAATGTTCACATACACATCCGTCACGTCAGTTGCTGCCCAGTTGCTTGAACCGAAGGTCCAGGCAGACGCACCGTTACCGGCCGTCAGGATGACATAAGAGAACGGACAGAAGTCGTCCGGCAAGCTGGGAAAGTCTGGACGCACAAGGACGTTATCCGCTGTGTCCGCCAGGTTCTCGATGCTTCCCTGCGTTACAGCAACAGCACCAGCTAAGGTAGTACCGAAGACGTAAACACAGATCGTACCAACACTGCGGCCTGTATCAGCACCACCACCCTGCGCCACAAACGCGGATCCAGTCCTGGCATCGGTTGTAGGCGTAGCAGTGTTGGTCTGAGCAGCAAGCGCAGTGATGAACTTACCGTTAATAATGCCAGCAGTAGCGACATCTGTCGTGTAGGTGCTGGTCGTACCCGCAGACAACGTGACGCTTACAGTGCCAAGAGTGGCTGGACTTTCGTTAGGGTTTCGCATTAATGAATCTCCTCTATTATGCGTTGGGCCTTATGACAGGGCCGTTGCTCCAGTTTCAAGCACTGCCATCCATCCATCGTTCTGAACGAAAGGAGCACACCAGAATTTCCCGCCAATATAGCCGCGTTGGCCGAGTGGGTCCTGCTTGTCTTTTTTGCTGTGAGGTAGGTGGGTCAAGCTAAACCCGTCCAATCCGCGTAGAGCTACATCGCCCCATGCGTCCTCTGCGACGACGATCATAAAGTACACATCGACATTAGCAGAACCAGCCGATACAAGACCGGTAGTACCTACAGATGCTCCACCAGCCAGGACAGGTCCTAACTCGGGAGATGTGATGAATCGATACTCATCGCAGGAGCCTAGCTCCCTTGGATGCGCCTTCTTCATCTCGCCGTACTCAGCACACTTGATGAAACCCTCAAGCTCTCTGATGTCATGCGCCATGTCAGTGTCGCAGAACACAAGATAGCCGGACTCAACCGGTGCAGTGTTGTACTTATTAGAAGCCTGAAGGACCTCAGTGATCTGATCAGCACGATTGCCTTCCAGCGCTCGGGTGATCTTTCTCAGCTTCGCCAGGGAAACAGTCTCGTCAACTGTCGCTCTGGATGTACCACCCGCGTAGAACACGTTAGTACAAGCCTTGAGAACACCATAGATGATCTTTTCTTTCACAAGACCCATGCGCTGGCCTGCCTGCTTCTTCATAGGCGTAGGCACATCGTCCTCGTACAGATCGGCAGTCTTATCTGTGTAAGCATAGAGACAACTGTACTGATTCAGAGTCACAGTAATGTCTTGTGGAGTGAGAGTGTCCGCCACAGGCGTAACACCATCAGAGGTAAGGTGCGTGTTGGGGTCAACTACCCAGGCATTGATTGTTGTGCTATTGGTTGTAGCACCACCAAACGGCAGCCAACGTCTGAATACAACTGTATCCGACATATTCTTGCCAATCCTGTGTTGTCGTCCGGTAATACCGAGAACCATGCGAGGTACAGCATGTTTCAGTATCTCCCCCTTTGTTTTTGCGATACGCGGGGTATTCGTATCATAAGAGACTATTCCCATCGGTGACTCCAGTTATTCGATGAAATACAAAACATCGCCTATAAATAAGCGATTCCAGTTTTTCCATCAAAGGGCCTGGGCCGATTGGCGGTCGATCTCCTGGGGCCTTACGCGCCAGAATGGACTCTAATATGAGTCCCCATAAAATCCTTCGTCAAAGGCTTTCTCAGCCTCTCCAGCATTACTCTTCGCGGAGGAACGACCTTTCCCCTTCGTGGGTGAAATGTTCTCTTCCAAACGCTGTTGTCTGCTGGTTACTTCATTACCATCTTCCTCATTATCCGGTGGATTCTCGGCTTCTTCAAACTTATCCAGTATGGATATGGATGCTTCTGCGGAGTTAGTACCGTATAAAGTTCCCTTAGTTTCCGCCCATTGCGGATATTTTGCAAGCAAATTGGTGTAATATTCTTCTTTCCGGATACTGCCTGTGTTGACCAGTTGTTGATAAGCAGATCGTTCATCAAAGGTTGGACCTCCCTCAAATACCCAGTCCTTGAACTTATCAGAGGAGGCGGTCTCCCTCCAGGCAGGGTGCGCACGATTCAATTCAATGCGGATCTCCTGTTCTGCCTCACGCTGGTCCATGACCTGGTTCATGTTCGTCATAGTCTGGTGGGTATTCTCATCAATAATGTCACCCACAACGTCAGCAATCTCTGTTAGGGCTGCATGTTGATCAGGCCAGTCACGTTCCAGAACCTTGTTCGCCTCCGCGTCCGTCAACGCAGAGCGCATGAGTTCCTTGGAAGGCTTACGCATGGCCTTGGGCTTGGCCGTATCGGCCGGATTAGCGTTCTCGTCCTGCAGTCTGAGTTTGTTTGCCCGTCCTGATGCCGACTTGGCTATGCCCTCGATCTCATTCATCCGATCCAGGAGCGCCTGCGGCACTGCGGCCAGAGGATCTTCCGGCTCGGGTTCCGGTTCCGGTTCCGGTTCCGGCTCCGGCTCTATCTCGCCATCCTCATCGTAAGTATCATTAGGGACCTCCATCTCCCCCTCCCCGTACCCATCATCAAAGGCAGCCTCGGCATTAGCCTGGACCTCCTCTTCCGTGGGTTCTACTTTCTTTTCTTCCTCTAGTGCCTGCTCAGACATCGTTCATTCCCCTCTGTTGGTGTAAGTTTCCGGACATTGCGTCAATTCTATCAACTGTTCCTGGATTAGTGGGCGGACGGATTGCCAGCATGAATTGCCGGATCTCTTTTACCTGCCCCCTAATCACCTGTGTCTCGTCATGGCTCATCTCTGGATTCACCAGCTTTGTCATCAGGAAGTCTGCCCGTCCATCGAAATAGGCTAGGATCTTTTCAATGCCTGGCGCGTTAAGTTCAAACTCTTGCAGTAGTGGTCCGTTCATGTGAGCAGATCCTGGGCCGGTGAGGGGAACATATATTTCTCGGGTGTCCCAACACCACTGGCCTCCAGATGGTTGTACATATCCACCCAGTTAGCGAGAGTGGCAGTGTATGTGATAGGCATATAGTGGTAGGTCTCTTCCCTCCAGATGTACCAGTCGTTCATCAGATGCTGGATTGTCTCCAGATCAGTGATAGAGCCTGGGGCCGGCAGGACTTCCCTGGTGTAGTTTTCGATGTTATAGATCTTGGCAGTCACGCTCGGGCCTCTTTCATCGCGGCCTCAACGACATCACGATGCAGGACCCTGAAATGCCAGCCAGGCACGTCCGAATCCTGGGCAACATCGCCAGAATCCAGCATGTGCGCAAGGACATTGGGATTTAATAGAAAAGATGGGTGCTCTTCCGGTAGGACAACTTCCCAGGAATCCTGGACGTGCGGCGTTTTTGAACGAAAGACGACCACCATCGCTGGAACAAGGTCCGCCGTTGGCGCTTTTTTCTCAACCTTCGCCTCCTGCAGGCCGGCCGCTTGCTTATTAGCCCACTGCTGACACTTCTTCTTACCACAAGTAGTGTACCCCTGTACCGCTACAATGCTTTGTTCCATGTGTATTTTATTATCACATGCCTGGCAATACCACATAACCCCTCCTTACATAGGTGCGAAACGAGTCTAAGAAAGAGGGGTTTATCCCAGGCCCGTTCCGCGTTTTGCGCCCCGCAAAAGGCAGCAAACCGTTCAACTGTTTAGCTTT